AAACTTCCGAAGATATTCTCTTTGATATGAAGTTGCCCGATGAATTAATCGAGGCTGCCAGCTTGATGGACATCACCCCTATGACGTGGGAGGAATGGGTCTCGAGATTCCCAGCTGCAAAGCAGGCTAGATTGAGACGTGAAATGGAAGAGTTAGATGATGTTGTGTTTGATGATCGCACTTGGAATGCCTCCAAACTGTTTTTGAAATCTGAATTCTATCCTGAGATTAAACCGCCGCGTCCAATTCATTCGTCGAACGTGGTGTTAAATTTCTCAGTTGGTAGATGGTTAATTCCTATTGGTGAGCAATTGCCACATCTCTTACCACCATGGATCTGCTTTCCTATTCACGCGGATTCATTGGAAATCGGAGAATTTTTTGAAGAATATAGTGCTGACTCAAGATTAGCCACTAGTGACTTCTCTCAGTATGACTCTACTCAACGTAGCGAAGCTCTACATCTTATAGTTGATTTCTTTCGGCTAGCGGGTGTTCCTGAGCACGTATGCGACTTGATGTTGTTGGATGCCAGGTTTATCCAGGTTACCACACGCAAGGGGTTCAGTTATCAATGCAGAGGGTTAAGACTTAGTGGAAGGTCGGAGACTTTGTTAGGAAATACCGTGCTAACTTTGTCCATATTTTTGCACACTTCAAGAGAATTCACGAAAGCCATTTTGGTGAAAGGTGATGATGCCGTACTATTCTTGAACAAGTCCTGTCCTCCCGACGTCTCCTTTGTTATTCGTGACAGAGTTGACTCTCTTGGCTTTATAACCAAGATTGAGGAAACTGATTTGTACTCGACGGAATTTTGCTCTTCTTACTTTCTCCCCTGCTCTTTCGAGGGTAGGGATACTTATTGTTTGGTTCCCCGTCCAGGGAAGATGTTAGCTAAAACTTTTTGGTGCAAGAACACTCAGTTCAAGCCCGATCAGGTTAAGTTACAATTCGTCTCTGTGTTGAAAGGACTCCGCCATACGTTGGGATTAATCCCAGGGGTTAATAGCTTATATGATAACCCTCTCTACCTCCACCATTTTAATGAGGTGGATGCGTTTAGGCATGAGTACAATGAATACACCGACAAAGTTGTTAGCCCTAATGGTAACACTTTGCTGTGGATGATGACCAAATATGATGTTAGTGAACAACAACTGTTGGATTTAGGAGATGAACTGCGCTCAGATCAGTTCCCACTTCGATTGAACTCTCACGCCGCCAGGGTGTTGATTGAGCACGATTGGGGTGCCGCCAACCACAGTGACTTGCTTCATGAGAAGGTAGTGTTGAGTCATCCTCATTTCAAGGTTTTGAGGATTATTTTCTTTGTTCTGTTAGAGGAGATTCTAAGATGGTTTTCCCCTATACTTGTTTCGTTATTAATTGGAGGGCTGGAGCTGTATTTGACCGACAGCCTGATCAACTTTGTCATGCATGTTTTCTTAAGCGTGGTGACTCGTAGATTTGGGTTTGTACTGTCAGTGCTCATTCACCTTGGTTATAATTTGAAGTCCGCGGCGTCAAATAGACTAAGTTTATTTCAATCAATGACAAAGTCACGCAAGGTGGCTAAAAGACAACGAGTTAAAGGGCGATCACGCCAAAAGACTAACCGACGCAAGCGTACGCCTCTACATGAGATGGCGATGAGTATAGCTGATCCATGCGGCACCGAGTTCAAGGAAGGAATTTACCCGACAGTTGAGGGTATTGTTCAATCTTTCCAGACCCGTGTCGATATTGGACCGGCCAATAACAACACTTGTGGTTACATCCTTTGGGATCCTGCTTATACTTCTGATGAAGATTCACATTTTAATGCGATTCTTTTTACGACCAATGATATCATAACCCCACCTCTTAATACGGTAGTGGCACCACTCGGCACGGGCGCAGGCTCTGATGCTGCAGAGGGGCAGGCTGTCGTGGTTGGGGCTGCTAATTGGGCGGATCAAGGATCCATCGTCTCGGGTGTTAGAACCCACGCAGCGTGCTTGCAAATGCACTACTATGGACGTATGGACTCAAATTCAGGAGAGATTGGTTTTATCGAGAATTTGCCGGCAGAAGCTTTCATTAACGCAGGGTCTGGTTACCCTCCTACAGTACTGGAAATGATGCAGTACTGTACGAAGACCAAAAGAATCTCACTCGATGGGAATGAAGTGTGTTGGCGTCCTCATGAAGGAGCTGAATACTTCCGTAACACTGAAGAAGGGCCTATAACCCTTGGTGAACCTGGAACGAGCGCATCCTCCGAAAGTCCAAGAGCTAGTAACTTTGGGCCTAGGTTTATGGGTTTTGTTCTAAGGGACGTTGGTGACATTTCTGACTTTACCTTTTCATTTAGGCAAGTCGTGGAGTGGAAGCCAAAACTTCAGACGGGTCTCGTTTCTACGATTCCTCGGAACGTTCGCCCAGCTGGATATGTTGCTCAAGCACTCAAGTACTTGGATGACAATTATCCTGGTTGGACAACCTCACTCTTCAAAGC